GGTAGGTGCGGGCGATGGCCGGGTTGTCATTGACGTACTTGACGTATTCAGCCCAGTTCGCCGACTTGACATCCAGCGCCTCGTTTTCTATCTGGCTCATCAGGTTCTCGTGGGCGATCTGTGCCTGCTCGCGATTTTCGAGGGCGACGTCGAGTTTCTCCTGCTCCTCTTCGAGCATCCGGCTGATCTCATCGAGCCGCGCCTGTGCGCTGGAGACGCTCTCCCCGTTCAGGGCCTGCTCAACCTCAACCCGCTCCTGCTGTGCGTCGCTTGCCGCTTTGAGCGCGTCCTGATACCGATCCTGCGCCTCGGCAACGTCAAGCACCGCCTCACGTTCGCGGAGGAGGAGGTCTTCGAGTTCCCGCTTCGCGTCCGCGTCTCCCTGTCCGGCCTCCGCCTTCTTCTTCTTGATCTCTTCCTGGAGGTCTGCGAGGTCGCGCTCCGCCCGGATGCGCCGGATGTCGGCCCGCTCGACTTCCCGCTCGGCGTCCTCGATCTCCTTGTCGATCCCGAGCGCTTTGTCGATCGTTTCTTTCAGTTCGTTGTACTCTTTTTGCAGGTCGGAGACGGCCCGCTGATGTGCGGAGACGGCTTTCGACGCCTGCTCATATGCCGTCTTCGCCCCGTCCGCGAGCCGGCGAGTCTGGAGTTCGGTATCCCGAATAGCCTGCGCCGCCCGGTTCTCCGCGAGCCTCTGTTGCTCGGCAGCGATCGCGGCGTCCTTCTGCGCCTGCGTCATCTTACCGAGGGCGACCGTCCCGTCCTCGATCGCGTCGGTCGCATCCCCAAACTCCCGTGTCAGGTCGCCGGTCGCGAGCTTGTGCCAGCCGGTCGCCTGTGTAGCCTGCCTGGTCGCGATCGTGCCCCGGTCGACGACGACGTTCTGCGCCTTGATTGCCTCGATGTTGGCGAGGATCTCCTGCTCCTGCTCTTTGAGCGTCTCGATCTCGTCCTCGATCTCTTCGGTCGTCTTGCCAGTGAGATCCGCTGTTTCCCGGAGCACGGCGTTATACTCTTCCTGCGCGTCTTTCGCGTCGTTTGTGCTCGCGATCAGCGGGAGGAGCACGGCGCCGAGGGTGGTAACGCCGATGATGGCGAGCCCGATCGGGTTTGCGGCGATCGCGGCGCTGAACCCTCTCGTCGCGATCGTGGCGGCGATCGTCGAGGCTTGATACGTGCGGTAGAGAGAGATCAGTTGCCCGACCGAACCGGCGAGGGTGCCGAGCCCCCAGATGACCGGACCGGTTGCAGCGGCGAGGAGTCCGGTGGTGACGATGACGCGCTGGGTGCCTTCATCCAGGTTCGAGAGCCAGTTGGCAAGGCTCGTCGCACCCTCGATCGCGGGCATCAGCGCGTCGGCGATCAGGTCGCCGAATGTGATGCTGAGCGTCTCGATAGCGCCCTCCAGTTCGCGGAGGGATCCACCGACGCCGCCCTCCATCGTCTCGGCCATCCGCTGCGCGGCACCGTCGCAATCTTCCAGGGCCTGGGTATAGTCCCGGATGCCATCGCCCCCGGACCGGATCAGGGTGAGCATCGCCGGACCTGCCCGGTCGCCGAAGAGAGTCATGGCGTCGCCGGTGGAGATACCCACGGCGCCGAGTGTGTCGATGATCTCGGCGAGGCTGTGCACCTGCGGGTCGACGTCGGCCGCGGTTAGGCCGTAGGTGGCGAGGATATCGGTGGCCTGTTTCGTCGGGGATAGGAGGGATGTCAACGCGCCCCGGAGCGCCGTGCCAGCCATCGTGCCCTGGATACCAGCATTACTCATCACCTGGATTGCAGCGGTCGTCTCCTCGATAGAGAGCCCGGCAGACGACGCGACCGGCCCGACGTAGGCCATCGCGTGCCCGAGTTGTTCGACGGACGTGTTGCTGCTCGATGCCGCCTCGGCGAGGACGTCGGAGACGTGGGCGAGGTCTGAAATCTCCAGGTTGAAACCCGAGAGGACGTTGGTCGCGATGTCGGCCGCGGTCCCGAGATCCATCGCTCCGGCAGACGCGAGGCTGAGCATCTGTGGCGTGGCCTCAAGGATCTCGTTGGTGTCGAGCCCGGCCATACCGAGATACCGCATCGCTTCGGCAGACTCGGATGCCGACCACGCGGTCGACGCGCCGAGGTCAATCGCCTGCTGCCGGAGCCGGTCAAACTGATCTCCAGTCGCCCCGGTGACTGCCGCGACCTGCCGCATCGAATCGTCGAAGTCCGTCGCGGTCTTGAGCATCAGCCCCCCCGCGAGCACGAGCGGAGCGGTCACCTTCAGCGAGAGGTCGGAGCCGACGCTCGTCAGGGATTTGCCGATGCTCTTGAGGTCGCCCTCAAACCCTTCGGTCTGCTTCTTCGCTTCCTCGTAGGCTCGCGTCAGGCCGGCAATGTCGCCGACTATCTCGACGACGAGTTTTCCCGCTACGGTTTCACCGACCATTGACTGTCCTCCGAACTCCGATCATTTCGATTGCCGCTGCATCGGGCGCGTCCTCATCCCTCAGGAAGGCGGCAGGCGCCGGCGTGGAGACGGGGCGCCTCACTATCTCCCGCTCCTCGGCGTAGGCATCGTACATCAGCACCTGCGGCCACGACAGGCGATCGAGGCAGTAGTCCGGCGTCCACCCGTAGACCCGACAGAGACGGGCGACAATCCGGCCCGCCTCGATTACCGGTTTTTTTCCGGGTCCTCCTTGCCGCCGCCCCACCGCCGGAACGTCTGCGCCAGGATGACCTGGGTCAGTCCCGCGAGCTGCGGCCGGGTGAGTTTGGTCTCCAGCCACTCGGCGGTGATCCGGGGGTTGGACTGCCGGCAGATGGCCGCGATCGCCGGGATCATTTCCGCGTCGGGGATCTTATCCCATCCGCCGTGCCGCTGTGTCGCTTCCGTCAGGAGGAGCGTCCCCCGGGCCGGCACGACGGTGAGATCGATCTCCTCGATCTCGTCGCCGTTCCCGATCCGGACGATCACCTGCTCGGGGGAGATGGTGGAGAGGTCGTGAATCACGACCATGCCTACACCGCCTGTTCGTCGTAGATCTGGATGACGTTCTCGTCGTCGTCGAGCGCCGGATCGGGCCGGGCCGTCAAGGTGATCGGGATGCCAGCCGGTTCGCCGCCGCTGTCTGCCGTGAACGTGTGCTCGAAGTTGCTCGTCAGCCGCGCCTTGAACAGCCGATACCGATACTTCTTGCCGGCGGCGTTGGTGTTCGTCATCTGCACGCTGACGTACTTCGGCGTGAGTCCCTTGCCCCCGAGCGTGATCGACTTCGACGCAATCGGAGTGTAGCCGTAGGTGATCGTCAGAACCTGGGCGAGCGTGGTGAGTTTCTCGGTGTCGAGCACGACGATGCCGGTGACACCCTTCTCGTCGGCGATGACGTAGAAGTCCACATTCACAGTGAGCGCCCCGTCCTCCGAACCGGCTACGGACGTGATGCTGGCACTCGGCTGGTCGGTGACCGGGATAAACTTCGCATAGGCCCATGCTCCGGACGCGACCGTCAGTACTGCCCCGGAGACCGGCGCCCCGTTCACGGTCTCGACGGTACCGAGCCCGAGCTTTGCCAGGGTCGCGAGCGTCCACTCGTGGAGGGTGGCCGTCACCTCGGCACCGACAATCTGGTCGGACACTTCCACCTCGGGCGCGTTGTCCGGCTGAATGGTGATCGTCTGTCTGTTCAGGACGAGTTTCGTCCCCTTCAGGATCCCGACATCGATCATGTCGGCAAACGATCCGGGGTGGTCCTCGACCTCAAGTTTGCAGGACCCGATCCGGATTGCGGCCGGGTTCTGGACGTTGGTCTGGAATGTCATGGTTAGGTCTCCTCAAAGTATGTGACGAGCATGTCGACGGGGATCCAGTAGATCCTGGTCGTCTCGTCGTGGTCGTCGTGCTGTCCTGCGTACTGGATCCCCTCGATCCGTGCACCGTCCCGGACGCCCCGGTAGCCGTGGAGGCCGCACCGGACGGCGTCGGCAATGTCGGCTGCTCCCTTCCAGGTCGTCGCCAGGCAGGTGTACTGCATCCGCGCCTGCACGAGCCCGGTCAGGCTGTCCTGCACCCGGCTCACCATCTGATAGGTGATCGCCGGGAACGTCGGCTCTCGCGGGAGGGCCATCTGGTAGATCCTGCCACTGACCAGGGCAGCGACGGCCGGGTCGGCGACAAGGATAGATCGGAGGATCGACTCAATCTGCACGAGCCGCCCTCCGTGCTATGATGTCCGCGACCGCGCCCCGGAACTCTTCCACGGCGACGCCTTTGTTCTCGTCGAGCGCCGGCCGGATGTGCGGTCGGGCGGCCTGGTTGTAAAACCGTCCGAGCACGTCGCGGCCGACGAACCCGAACTCCAGCCGAGGGCCCTGTGGCTGATCGTTCCCGACGATGACGGTGCACCGCTCAGGGGTTTTCTCGACGGTTTCCAGGTGCCACCCGCGGCGGTAGGTGCCGGTCTTGTAGGGGGTGCGGCCGCCTTCCGGCTCGGTGATCCGCACCTGGTTGAGCACCGGGAGCGCTGCCGCCCGGGTCGCGGCCTCGAGCGCCGGGCCTTTGATGTCGTCGGCCAGGGAGGCGAAGGCCTTCGCGAGGTCCTTGCCCCCCTTGAGGGTGATCCCCGGGTTGCTCATCGGAGCCAGCCTCCGGAAGCAAGCGCGGTGAAGAACGCGACGACCGCGGAGATGGCCACGGCGATCACGCCGTCCCGCCCGGTCTGCTTATCCTGCCGCGCCTTGATCTCGGCGATGCGTTCATCCTGCGCCTGGTTGGCCTCCTTGATCTCCTTGAGTGTGTCCTTGATCCACCGGACGTCCTGCCGGGTCTCGTAGATCATCGCCCTGAGCGCGCCGTCGTCAGTCACCGCACCACCTCGCAGGAGAGTCGCGTCATCGTACTGAGCGGAGACTCGACGAGCAGGATGTCGTACGTCGTGCCGCCGACGATCGCCCGGTCGCTCTCGACGATGTCCGGGTAATAATCCTGCAGGGCGATCGCTGTGGTCGCGACGACGTAGGTCTGGTTCGGCCCCCGGATCTCCTTGCCCTTGAGCGACGTGACGTTGCACGGCACCGCGACGTGGCGGTCCTTCCAGACGGTTACGACCTGCCCGTCGGCGTCGACAGTCTCCGTCAGGTATTGCACCTGACAGAGGCTCGGGAAATGGCTACTGAGCGACTGCATGAGCCGGGGGTCGACGAAGGCTGGCCTCATAGACCCCTCCTGAGGTCGGCCGAGAACGGTGTCCACGGCCCGGGGATGATCTCAATGAGATCCTCGTCGTCAGTCGCTGCCTGAGCACGGAGGCTCTCGGCCTGCTGGTGCAGGGCGTTCGCGACTGCCTGCCCGTTCGTCTTGAGGCCGTTGACCTCGATGTACTTGAGGATCAGGACCTGCGAGGCGGCGATCTGGTCGAGCGCCATCGCGGCTGCGAGCCGGACGTCCTGCTCGTTGAGCCCGAGGAAAACGCCGATCTCTTCGTCGGTGAAGATCTCGTGGTCGGGATCGCGGTCGGTGCAGAGCAGCCGGACCACGCCGAGCGGGGTGCCGGGATCGTACGTGAATGTCATTCCTTCGGCTCCTTCAGGCGGCGCGGCTGTTTAGGCTCCGGCCGCTGCTGGTTCAGCAGGGCGATGATCTCATCGTTCTGACTCACGATCCGGGCGAGATAGGTGTCCGTAGTGGTTACCGGGTGCGGTAAGTCGTCCATGTAGATCACCCGGAAAAAGGGGATTGCCCCTCCTTACTGTCCGAAGCTGCCGACAGCCCCGCGGTAGTCCATCGCCTTGCCGCCGGTGACGTGCGTGACCTTGAACTCAATCGCGCCCTTGTCGAAAGATCCGGCGAAGGGGCTGAGTTCGCCGCCGCCGATACTGACGGCATCCGGGCTCTTCATGGTGAGCTGCGGCTCCTCGTAGCCCCGGAGGAACCCGATCTCGACCGCCGGGCGTTCCAGCTGCGCCGGGTCGGCGAAGAGGAACCATGCTTTCTTGCGGACGTTGGCGTTGGTGATGATCTTCGAGATGTAGGGGGCGACGGCGACCTTGAGGTTTCCGAAGAGGCCGGGGGTCGTGATCGTCGTATCCGTCCCCGATGCGATCTCCGTCTGGATTGTCTTGACGATCTCCTGTGCGGTGATCTTGAGCGCCGGGGGGACCACGAGGACGGCCGGGTCGTTGAAGATCGGTTCGTCGCCCTTGTCGGAGAGGTCAGCCATTACACCGGCGGCCGTCTTCAGGTTGGCCGCGTTCAGGGCAAGCGTAAGCTTGTTGCCGTGGGCGTCGCTGAAGAAGGTCGCATCCGGGCCGTTCGCGTCGCAGATCAGCGACGTGGCGAGCTTCTCGGTGGTGCGCTTGGCGGCGACGCCGAGCCGGGCCGGGATGGTCGTGAGCGCCG